ACCGAGGTTACATTACCGGTACCGCTGTACTTGCGAAGACCGCCTGTATTACCTTCGGGGCCATAGACCCAGTTAGTGAGCGTTGAGTTTCCAAGCATTCCGTCGAGACGAATCGCATAAGTTGAGGCGAACGTGCCAGAGAGACTGATAGTCGCTCCACGCAAGCCTGCAATATAGGCGCGGTCGTCATCACCAAAACTTGTTACCTCCGCTGTATCGGCTGACCGATCTATGGAGGCCGAGTCGAGACCCGAGCTTAGATTTCGCGTTGTTCCTGCGGTATCAGAGACGCTAAAGAAGCCGCTCTTACCATGTACAAATGTAGGTGCCATGTTTGCTCCTGATTTTAAGGGTTACGCCCGAGGGCGATAATGTATGAAACTGCCGTCGATCCTTGCGTATCGACGCGTGCCCGGACGTAGTTGGACACGGTGCCCGTTGCTGTAACGCGCTCATATGACGACTCGGGTGCGGTGCTGCTCACATCAGTAAACGTGATGAGGTCAGCCCACGCAGAGCCGTTGCTTGAATCTTGGATTAGCGCTGAAAGTTCTACAGCCCCTGTACCTGATGTTGTGGCATCAAGGACGTGTAGGTGGCCGACTGCGCCGTTGGCGTGAGTCGTACCGTGCATTTGCACGCTTGCCCAAGTTGTAGCGGTTGCTTGTGTTGCGGTGGATGTAAGAAGGTAGCCCTCCCGTATTCCATCACTCACTTCGTAATCTACGGAAGCGGAAACTGCGCCGTCGAAGGGCACGTTGACGCTTCGACTGGTCAGACAGCCTGACGCTAGGTAACCAATGTTGCCAGCGGTGTAGCCATTTGGGAACCAACTGATGACAGCTTTGTCGGATGATCCAAGTTCGCTATCAAACGTCAAGTCCTTTTCTTCAGAAGAGAAGTCGCCCATGCCTTCGAACGAGACGGTGCCGGTACGAATCCCGGCAATGTACTCTCGGTCGTTATCGGCGAAGGTTGTCACTTCGGCCGTGTCGGCACTGGCAGTTTGGTTGACAGTGTTCAGAATTGGACTCATGTCGTGTTGGTCAATAGCGACTCGCACGCTGCGTCCGTGACGAAAAGTAGGTGCCATGATTACTCCTAGCCCTTCTTAGGGGCGGCTTGCTTTTTGGCTGGCGCTTTCTTTTTGGCTGGCGCTTTCTTGCTGGCTGCGGGGGCTTTAGGAATACCGCCCTCGACTCGACGCACGACTGGCATACGACCGTCTTTGAAAGTGAACGTAACCATGTCACCTCGAGCGGACGTCCCGGCAACCGTTTTCGCTATATCTTTGCCAAGTAAATCGACAATCCAATCTTTACTCATCGCTGCTCTCCTTAGTCGGCTTTGCTGACGAACTAGTGGGAGCTTTCTCAGCGTACTCAGCGCCTCTAGCTAACATCGCTTTCGCAAGTTCTGTAGGAACGTCTTGAGGTTGATCACTCGCCTCAAAACGTTTACTTCCTAGATTGGCGCCAACTTTGAGTATTATTCGCATCAGTTCCTCCCGAGACGCGGACGCCCCGACACCAGATCGGTAGGCGACAAAGCGCACGAAAAGGAACTGGAACCGGGGCGACGAAGCGCACGAAATAGGTTTAGCTGTAACGATAGCGCATCTGGAGCACCAGAAGAGGGTACCTTAGTAACATGACGTGGACTTATTCCGGCAATCCGGCTGACAGCAACCTCGATGCCATTCGGTACTACATCGGTGACACCGACACAAATGATCAGCTTTTGAATAACGCAGAGATCAATTTCGAGCTTTCAGAAAACTCGTCGGGACTGTACAGGACAGCGTCGGCGTGTCTACGCAAGATCGTTGCAATGGGCAGATTCGTCGATAAAAGCGTTGACGGTCTCTCAGTCTCAGCGTCTCAGCGAGCGACTCAAGCAATGGATCTCGCTAACTATTACGATCGCAAAGCGACTCGTTCTACGGTCATTTACGCTGGTGGCATGTCAGAGTCAGAAGCTCGAGATTTCGACAACGACACAGACATACCGCCATTCCAGTTCTCGATAGGCCAGTTCAACTATCCGTCTACTTACTCAACGAGCACTTGACATGGGATGGGACAGAGCATGGGACGATCTCATGGACACCACCGTCAAGGTCTACACAGTCTCAACTGGTAGCACTGCGTTTGCGACTCGATACGGAGTGCCGGGTTACAGCACCGCCGCTGGAAGCACTCACATCGCTCGCCATATGAAGAAACGTAATTCGATTCACGGAGCGGACGGTCAACAAGTCGCTACGTCCGGCACCATTATTTTCCGATCGACTTCATCGACTCTGGCAGCAATGGACAAGATCGAGCTAGCTGACGGATCATTCCCGCCGATCATAAGCGTCGATACCCTGACTGACTCTGACGGCCCAATCGGATACAGGGTGAGTCTCGGATGGTAAAGACACGATTCGAATTCACCGCTTCGTTGCGTGAGTTTCAGAACGCCCTCAAAGACCTCGACGATCAAGCGGTCGCCGTTGCAGGCGCAGGACTCGGACTCGAAGCACGCAAACTTATAAACGCCAGCATCAAACAAGTCCCAGTCGATAAAGGCATTTTGAAAGCAAGCGCTACGGTCGACGGTCCAATCGTTGAAGACAAAGTCGTTTCATATGTCGTTGGCTACGGCGGTCAAGCAAAAGCGTACGCTGAAGCTGTACACGACAATCCAAGAGCAGGAAAGACAGGCGGTTTCTCGCCCTCTGGTCGTCCCTACAAAACATGGTCTCAAGTCGGCAAGTGGCATTACTTAACTGACCCCGCAAGAGAACAAGCAAAATCTATTGACCGAAGTCTCGGTCGTTTCATCGCTAATTTCATTCTTAGACGAGGATGGCCGACATAATGTTTTTAGACGTACGATGTCCCGCTCGGAAATGCGGCGGAGTCAACCGGCGTGGCGCTTTGTTAATGCGTCACGAACACCAAGCCACTGGCATTGTTGAAGTCCGCTGTTGGCGTTGCGGCGCTGATGTAAAGATCTTGTTGGAACGCGCAATGAGTGGCTCACACATTCTTGAAGGATTCGATTCGGAGTTACCAGAAATATGTTTGTCGACGACGTAGCAGATTATCTAAACGCACAAAGCACCAAAGTCACTATTGGCAAGAACCTGTTCGCATACTGGTTGCCAGCTTCTACCGATTCCTACGTGGACACAACTAAACCGACTGTCGCTGTTGTCGAAGAAGCAGCATTACCTAGCGTCGATCACTTTGTGCCAAGCACTGGCGGCGGTCCCGCTTTCGGTCGACCAAGTGCCCGAGTCATTGTTCGATCAACCGAAGGCCCAGCGGGAACAGTCGATATTCGTAACTCTCGTGGACTGGCTCACAATCTTTGGTGGGAGCTTCAAAGCTCGCCACCTAACTCGACTCTTGCTGGTTCGACAGCGCGCACCTACACACTCGAGGTTGACGCAATGCCCGGTTTCGATGGCCGAGACGACCGAGGTAGATATCTTTGGTCATTCAGTTTGTCTGGATGGTTTGCGAGTCCTACGTCTTCGACATGACAGACGAGAGTCGGTACGGTGGCGGCGCTGCTCCGCCCGAACCACTCCGTTGCTGGCGTTGCGACAAACTCCTTGCCGAGTGGATTTCGGCTCCGTATCGACTCAAGTGCGGTCGATGTCACGCACAAAACCAGAACGGCAAACTGCCCACGACATAGAACAACCGCCCCGGTAAGGAACATTAAACCGAGGCGGTTGTTTGCTACTAGTGTCAGGATCTCGGAAGGAGAACTAGTAGCCGATCTGTTTACAGGAAGTAGTTACCTGTACTCGTGGGATCGTTGTTGATTTCTAACTCATGGAAGCCAAGCTCGTCACGTTTTTTGTTAAGCGCTGTCAGAGCTTCTCCGAGCTTTGGTGTTGCTCGATCTATCCCTCGCTTTGCTTTCAAGATACTTTCGGCTGCTTCTGCTTTTTCTCTGGCTCGCCTGAGCATGAAGCGCCCACCTTCTTCTTCTCCGAACAACCGGATATTACGGTCTCGTTCTTCTAAGTCCACTGAAGCGCTTTTGTGCGTGCTTTCCGCTGCTTCTAAGTGCCAGTGGTGTTTGCGTATCAGATCGAATTTCGATTTGAAGGCTTTGAACTCTGGTGTTTTGCGGAGCGCTGTAATCTTTCGTTTCTCTTCCTTCTCGTGTGCTTCTTTGATGTTAGTGCCTTCGGTGTAATCCGTTGGAGCGTCGGGAAAGCAGACTGAGCAGAGAATCTTGCCGTACTCTTCGACAGCGGCTTCGTAGTCGAGACCGGAGAGTTCT